AATTTTAACTTCGGAGGCTACGAAACTTACGCATGAAATTTCTAAAACCAATACAAGGATTTCTGGACTTGAAAATCAATCTAGAGACCTCGAACAAGAAATTCAAACAATTACCGAACAACTTAAAAATAGAACTGCTGAGAAACATGCGTTAGAGACTTTACAATCACAACTCGAAGATCTTCAAAAAGAACAATCTGAATTCAGAGAAAAGAATGATTATCACGAATTTGCTCATTCTCTGATGAAAGATGGTGGAGTCAAATCAAAAATTATTAAAAGGTATCTTCCTTTAATGAATCAGCAGATCAATAAGTATCTGCAGTTGATGGATTTCTATATCAACTTTTCATTGGATGAAGAGTTTAAAGAAAGTATCAAGTCACCAGTTCACGAAGACTTTAGTTATGAGTCCTTTAGTGAAGGTGAGAAAATGCGTATTGACTTATCTCTTCTCTTTACTTGGAGAGATATCGCAAAGATGAAAAACTCTGTCAGCACTAACTTATTGATACTTGATGAGATATTTGATAGTTCACTTGATGGATTCGGAACTGATTACTTTACTAGAATTATTAAATATGTTGTAACCGATGCAAATGTATTTGTCATATCGCACAAGACAGATGAATTGGTTGACAAGTTTGACAACATA